CAAAAGTTATACGTACTGGATCACATTCACCATCTTTAGAATGTATAAGTGGGTCATGTTCTGCTAAAAAGATAAAAATACAAACAATTGAGTAAACGGAACAAATATAAAAGGAAATAAAGGAGAACTATAATGGCACCAATGATACAATGTCCGGAGTGTGGATTTATGCACCCTCCAGTCGAACCGGGGAAGTGCCCTGTAGCTCTTGGTAGAAAACAGGATGATGAGAGAAAAACTGAAGAAGCGGTAACAAGAGCTAAAATGGGACAAAAAGTATTTGATATGTTTAAAACGGTACAAAACGATTTTATGCATAAGTTTCAAGATGCTAGTGATGAGGAAATTGCTTTCGTCACAGCAAAACTTCGAAACATAATTCTTAACTTTCAAACAAGTAAGAAGGGCCCTTAAGGGCTTTTTTTTGTTCTAAATAATGGAGTAATATATGGCAGAAAAAACTATTTATCCAAAGGGTCGAAATTATCGATTTACTGTTAAGGTAGGTAAAAAAGATATTAGTCAATGGTTAGATTCTTGTAAAGTTGTGAATACAATGAATTCAATCTATCCTATCGTTAGTATGATATTTAAAATGGATTGTGACGAAGTTTTGACTGAGGATATGTTTGGTCAGAATCTTATAGATTTTTCTATTATATCAGAAAAAGAGGATCAACAGATTGTTGAAGTATTAGATCTTAAACTATTGTATTTACAATCGAATCTTAACTTGGTTACAAAATCTCCTATGTCACAAAATGTTGAGCAATCTCGAGAACCGATAGTCATGACAACATTGATATATCCTTGCTATGTAGCAATGTCTAAAAAAGTAAATCCGTTTTTTGAAGAACCTGCAAATACATCTCCACTGGATATAGTTCAACAAGTTTATTTAGAACAAGGATTTGAAGCAGAAGTTGATCCTGAAAATAAAAATGAAACTCCTATAAACCAACTTCTTGTTCCTACAATGTCAACTAATAAATTTATTAATTACATGCACGACACATATGGTTTATTTAAAGGTCCAATGTTCAGATATTGTTCATGGGATAATGTAAGCAAACAACCTCTTCTTCAATTATGGGATTCAAGCAGAAAAATTAAAAAGGAACAAATTGCAACTATCTTTCATCTTTCAAGTTATTCAGATCAAGGATATGTAAAATCAATTGTAAATAAATGTAGCGACGGAAAACATTTTTATACATCATCTCCTCTTAGGATTTTAAATACTACCAATGCTAGTGTAGCAAGATATAACTATGAGAAAACGATGATACTACATCCCGACGATTTATTATTTCATAAAATAAAAAAAACAGCAGACGAAATGACTAAACAATATGGAGTAACTGATCAGGTTAAAAGCATGATGTTTTATGACGGAATGAAAAATAATATAGATAATTACATGATCGGATTGAAGGGATTGGGTTATGATGATTCTGCATTAACATCTAAATTTTCAGAACAATATCAAAATACAAGTTGTTTAAAGTTAACGTTGGTAAGAAATGTTCAAATAGAAGGATTGATGAAGATTGGAAATCCTATCCTTCTCTATCCATCAACTACAGAATATTTAAAATTTAAAGGGAAATATATTTTACAATCTTCTGATATAACATGGTCGAAAGGAGATTCTGAACAATGGAATTGCAATGTTGATTTAGAGTTATTCAGATCGACTATAGAAAAATAGGCAAAAAAAGAGAAGACTTGTCTGCGCACAAGTCTTCCCTTTCCAGAGGTGTACAAAAGATATTACCTTAAAGTTTCGATCCACTTTCTCATAGCTTCCTCATCTTGATCGGCATTAGGAGGCATAGAGGAACTATGGTCCTCATTATCAACATCATCCGTCGATGTAACAATTTCTTGTTCATCGTCCTGACAGTTACTTCCACACGTACATGCATGTTGAACTGCAGGTGATGATTGAGATGATACCTCATGCCAGATATCGGAGGTTGTATTCTTGATGAACGTTAATGCATCTCGAATATCTTGCAATATTTCAACGACCTCATTTTGAGGAACTACATCCTCGCTGAGATTCCTGTTGATTGCATCTCTGACGATACCTTTTGCTCTCAATGCGGTTATGAGATCTTCAAAAAACAGTTGCTTAATATCAGATATATGAGCGTGTTTTCTTAGATACATGCGTAATTCAACGCCTCTATCTTCGAACTCATCAATCGACATATCGGATATAGCATTTACGAAGTTATCAACAATCAGTTCTTGACCATATATGTCACTGATTGTTCGCTCAGTAATTACAGAGGGGATTTTTGTTCGAGCCCTCTGTCCTAGTACAGGATCAAATTCTTCCTCTTGATCCTGGTTCTTTGAAGATTCTTCGTCTTCCTGTTTTTCATTGGGATCTAACTCATCGGACAATCTTGTACTTTCCTCCTGATAATTAGGGTTGTTGTTTTTTTGCCGAACTCTTTCGCTTCGGCGACCGTGGGCAGATAAATGTCTGCCCTTCTTTGCCATCTGGAATGCATTGAATCCAGATAAATGCCTTCTTTAATTCCTACCAATTCAACTTCATCGCCCCATTTTAAATTCAAATCTTTTATCAAATCATCAGATAAACTTATGGTTTCTTCTGATACATCTTTACCGCTAGCAGTTTCCCAAGGGCGATTATCCGTACATTGTTTTATGGGAACTGCTGCTGTGACTGTTATAGGATCTACGTAGATCTCTAAAACTTTGGGTTTCTTTTTTGATTTAATACTTGCCTGAAGTTTTTGCAGAAGTTCCTGATTTTCAAGACGAGTTTGAACTTCTACATTTATCAATTCATCTTCAAGTCTTTCCGTATGGTTGTCAAATATGACAAACCCAATTAGTACCGTTATTATAAGACCTATGTTCAACATTGTTTCCTCCATTTCCAGTTACAACCAATCGGACCTCTCCGCCACAATCTTTGTGACGGAAAACCTCCTTCCCTTTGTTTTGTTGATCTTCTGTTTTATCAATTATTCTTTCACAGCGGCCGGTAGGAAAAAATTCTCCCAAGTTCCTTCCACATTTTTTACATTGAATATAACTCATAACATTCCTTTCTGTTAAGGTTACTCATTTAGAACAAATAATAAATAACTTGTAATCAAAAATTAATATATATATCAGTTACGTTCCATACTAATTAAGGAGATTTTATGCAGATAACTAACGAAACAACTCATAGAATAAGTGAGTTTGTAAAGTGTAAAGATGACTTCTTTTATTTTGCAGAAAAATACATCAAGATTCCATTAGCAGGAGGAAGTATACTTCCCAAGTTATATGGACCACAAAAGGAGTTTATTAAAATACTTTTAGAAGATCATTATACAACTCTTCTAAAAACACGTCAAACTGGTGGATCTACATCTGCACAAATGTATTGTGTTTGGGCATGTACATTTTTTAAGAATGTTGTTATAGCAGTTGTTTCTAGAAAAGGCGATGAAGCTACAGATTTTGCTAGAAAAGTTATGATGATGATTAGAGAACTTCCTTCTTGGATGATGCCTAAATTTCAAAAGGAAACGGAACGAACATTTATATTAGATAATGGTTGTCAATTATTTGCCGATTCGGTCAACCCAAAAAATCCCGGAGGACTATTTCGTGGTAAAGCAATCTCTATTGCTATCATTGATGAGGCAGCACATATTGATATGATAGACAAGGCATATACAGGATTTGCTCCCGCCTTATTTAAAGCACATAAATCAGCTAGAGAAACAGGAAATCCATATGCCTTAATGGTAATCTCGACTCCTAATAGAACAGTAGGTATTGGAAAATGGTATTATGATATGTGGGTTGATGCAAATTCGGAAGGAAGTCTGTTTAAACCTATTAAATTATATTGGAGAGATATTCCTGATTTCTTAAATGATCCTGCTTGGTATTCTACTCAATGTAGAATTCTCAATAATGATGCTGGAAAAATAGCACAAGAATTAGAAATGCAGTTTCTAGGATCAGAAGATTCTTGGTTGCCAATGACAGTAATTGAAAAACTTCAAAGAAGTATTACTCCTCCAGTTTCAAAAATAAAAATGAAAGGTGGGTACCTACATCAATGGGTTGAACTTGACATAAATAAGTTTTATATTATAGGAATAGATACAGCAACCTCTTCAGGAGGAGATAAGTCCGGAGTTGAAATATTTGAATATGAATCGATGAATCAATGTGCTGAATATCAGGGCAAACTAGAAGTATATGATTTCTGTGAAGTTATAAAGACTATTTGTAACCTGTATCCTAAAAACTTATTAGTTCCCGAGAATAATTCTATTGCAAACGAGGTTATAGGTTACCTTAGAAGAGCAGATGAGAACTATAATATATATAGATCTAAAACAGATATTGCAAAACAAAATACAAAAAATATTGCATTTGGAATAAATACAAATGTGAAGACAAGACCCCTTATAATGGATTCATTATACGCCTTCGTTACTCAATTTCCAGAGTGTATTAGATCTGAAAGATTAATATTGGAATTGGTTGGTCTTGTAGAGAAAGTTGCTACAGGAGCATCGAGGGCAAGAGTTGAAGCAGATAGGGGAATGAATGATGATCTTGTTCTTTCTCTAGCATTCGGAACATATGTTAGACAATATGATCCTCCTATGTCTATACCGACAGTAAAGAATCTAGAAGCACAGAGTAATATTATGCAAATTGCAGGAGAATGGAATGATGATTCATTGGTTGTAGATAAGAATATAGTAGGAACTCCATACTACAATCCTATCGGAGATCATTTCAAAGGATTAACTTTACAAGGAATGAACAACGAACTAAGCAAAAAAATTAAAGAAGGATTGTTTGAGATGCAAGAAAAATCTGGATTAATAGATATTTTTACTATTTTAAAGATGAACGATTAGTCGGAACAAATAATAAAAAGAGGTCCTAAATGTTACGTCACTATCATATAGAAAAGAATTTAACTGAGAGAGTTAAAGAGTTTGAATTATCTCCTAAAGCATTGTCTGAATCTTTTGGGGTTGGTCCTTTCGGATTAGATCAAGTAGCTAATCTTGCTGGTATGAAACTATACTCGTCTGTTACATTAAGACAAAAGTTTATTGAATCTATAGCAGATCAGGATGAAACTAAACAGGTATCTAAAAGTATTGCAAATCTTGTCAACAAAAATGTAATCATCCCATGTTATTCTTCAAGTGGATTTATTAGTTTTATTGGACATAAGATGTTTGGATCTCCATATGAAAAAGCGATAATGGCATTCTTTTCTCCTATCTCAAATCGTGTTTATATGTTGTTTGATAATAGAGTAGATTTTTTAATATGGACAAGTGATGAGGATTTATCTAAAACATTACTTCATGAGTTGCAACATTTTGCATGTTATAATTTGAAGACAAGATATGCATCATTATTTAACTCAATGTGGAAAACTTATTATACAGCATTCTTTAATGGAATCTTTGAAAACCAAAAACTTACAGGAAATGATATCAAACCAGTATATGCAATGTTATTAAAATCGTTTGAATGGACTAAATCTGATATCAGGGAAGAGTTTTTTACGAAAACTTATCATTCTGTAATACATAAACTTGCCTTAAAATGTTTAAATGCAGAAGAAGCAAAAAACTTCGCAGATGAATATATATCAAACTTATTACTTTACTTACAAAATCCTGATAAATATATAACAGAAATAAGATATAATACATCAGGAACACCACGCTTGGTATATAATTATTTAAATAGGTCATATATGTCTTTAGGATATAGAAATCCAGAATCAATCTTTGTTCAAGAATTATTATTTCCCAGTGAGATTTGTTCAATAACTGCTGGAGAACGACCGATGGCTCCTCATTATATGGCAATAAAATTATTAGATAAAATAACTATAAAATAGGAGAAACTATGTCTACATCAAAAATATTTGATAAGTTACATGGGTTATTTCCAAATAAAACGTCTAAAACATCAGGAAATCTTCCAACTGTATTAAAGTCAGTAGAGTTTACTGGAAGTCAAACTTATATAGCACCCTCAACTGCCATTAATAATACCATATACATCACATTGTTCGGTGGTGGAGGCGGTGGCGGAAGCAGCAATTGCGGCGGCGGAGCTGGGGGCGGAGGCGGCGGAACAAAGATTGTAAAATACAAAGCTCTTATTGCACGTGGCGAAACCATAGCTGTTGTTGTAGGAGGTGGGGGAACCGGAGTATCCTCTGGTGGTGTTAATGGAAATGACGGCGAATCATCTTCTGTGGTCGGAACATATTTTTCTATTTCGGCAGAAGGAGGAAAGGGTGGTGAAGCATGTCTTTCGTACGTGGGAGGACTAGGGGGCGCAAGTGGTTTAGGCAAAGGAATCTATAATTCTGTTGGGGTTGAAAATAGTGGCGCATATTTTAAGACAGCTGGTTCGGGTGGAACAGGACGAGTAAGTAGTGGAGATGGTGTAGGTGGGGAATCTGATTATTTTGGAGTTGGTGGAACAGGTGGAATAGGAAAAAACGGAGGAGGCGGAGGGGGAGGATATGGTGGAGGAAATGGCGGAACATATAGTGCTGGTACAGACGGATTGCTAAACAGTGGCGGTGGTGGAGGTGGGGGAAATTCTGTCGTAGCTGGCAGGGCCGGAGGTTCTGGATATTGTAAGATCGAATGGTATGAATTAACATAAGAAAGGGATAAAAATGTCTACATCAAAAATATTTGATAAGTTACATATCATTTCAGATAAAACATCAAAAACATCAGGAAACTTACCTCTAGTATTAAAGTCAGTAGAATTTAAAACAACTGGCAGTCAAACATATGGAGCTCCAAGAAGTGCCATTAATAACACAATATATGTTACTTTATATGGTGGTGGAGGAAATGGTGGAGCCAGTGTACTAGATCAAAGTCAATCGGGTGGTGGAGGCGGAGGGGGATCGGGACAGATGATGTATAGAAAACCTGTAATAGTAACTCCTAATGAAATTCTGATTATAAATGTGGGGGTTGCTATGGCAGCTACATCTGTTCAATGTATTTCGGGTACTACTACAGCATCAGCGGGAAGTGATGGGGCATCCACAACATTACAACAGCACTCGCCATGCCGTGGGTGGTACTCATCGCGGGGAGGAAATGGAGGAACTGGTGGGGGTGTGGGATCTGGCGGGTCTCCATCAAACGTATACTGTTATTCTGCCCCAGTTAGCTATAATTATGCAGCAGTATCTAATAGTAATGTTGGATATACTGGAACGTCAGTAGTTGATGGATATACAATACATGGTTCAGGAGGAGGTGGCGGAGGAAGTATGTTTCACTCATCTTGGCAAACCTCTGGATCATCGGGCGGAGGAAATGGAGGCGGAGGAGGTGGAACAGGTTCATATGCTGGAGGTGGAGGTGGTGGCGGAATTGGTGGAGGAAATGGAGGAACATCTGGATCTGCTGGCAGCGCAGCTACAGCAAACTCGGGCGCAGGAGGTGGAGGCGCAGGAGGCGGAGGATATAGCGGAGGAAATGGCGGGTCGGGTTATTGTAAAATCGAATGGTATGAATTAACATAAGAGAGGGATAAAATGTCTACATCAAAAATATTTGATAAGTTAAATAATCTATTTCCTAATAAATTATCTATTACTTCAGGTAATTTTTCTACAGTTTTAAAATCAGTAGAATTTAAAACAACCGGAGTCTCTACATGGAAAGTTCCTGTTTGTTTAAATAATATAGTTTGGATTACATTATTTGGGGGAGGCGGAGCAGGGGGAATGGTATATGCAGGCGGAGGTGGATCTGGAACCAAGATAGTAAAATATCCTGCACGAGTTATTAAAGGCGAGACAATTTCTATTACAGTAGGAACGGGGGCCACTGGAAGAAATACAGCTGGAAATGGCGCAAATGGTAATCCGTCTAGTGTTTCTGGACTATATGTTTCTATAACGGCAGAAGGCGGGGGAGGAGGAAAAGGTGGCGGATCATTATCAGCTGCGGGAGGAACAAGTGGCCTAGGAGTTGCTGGAGCAAGTACATCTCATGGAACCAGATTAGACATCGGATTCAATAATTATTCCTTACCGTATTTCAAGACAGCCGCAAGTGGAGGATCTGGATCTGCTGGCGGGTCAGCCGTCTATTGGGATGGAGGTCCTGATTTTTATGGAAGTGGTGGTAGTGGCCAACCAGGGCATGGGGGTGGCGGTGGAGGCGGGTATCTAGGCGGATTGGGATCAGACTATGGTCCTGCTGGTGCAGCTGAAGCAAATTCTGGAAGTGGTGGAGGTGGTAGTCAATCAGCATATCAGAGCAGATATTCTGGAGCAGGTGGTTCGGGTTATTGTAAAATCGAATGGTATGAATTAGCATAAGAGAGGATAATAAAATGATTAAAAATATTGCCAACAAAAAAGCAGATAGTATTAGTACTAGTTTACTATCCAGTAAACCCATTTATAAAAACTTTATATGTGGAGCAGGACAGGATGGGGATTTCTATTCGACGGGAAACTACCAATATACAGTAACTGGAAACAATTATATAGTTAAACAGTATAATAATTTTACATTAAATACAGGACATATTATTACTGTATCAGATATATTTAAAGGTCTTGTTTTATTTGTTAAGGGAAGATGTATTATAGATGGAACATTTAATTTAGCAAATAAAGGATATATGACTTCTGGCGAAGGTGGAACTACTGCGGCTCTTGGATATTCGGAAACTAAATCTGGAAGATTATTATCAGTTACTCCATTTTGTTCCGGATTTAGCTCCTCATTAATTACTGGAATCAAGTGTGCCAATGGAGCAACAGGAGGAACTGGATCTAATGCATCTGGAGGAGCACAAGGTGGCGCGGGAGGGGCGGGTTCATCTGGTTCATGTTTTGGAGGAGGAAATGGAGGAGGGGGAGGATCAGGAGGATCTACTGCTGATGGAAATGCCAACGGATCAGTTGGTTCAGCAGCTAGTTATTCATCTGGCGGAAATGGGGCATCTGGAGTATATAGATCCGCAAGTACAGCTACTACACTAGGAGTATGGAGTGGCTCGGGCGGGGGAGGATCTGGTCTTGCCGGAGGAACTGGAGGCGCCACTCAGCAATATGGATTTATTTCGTGGTTTGGAGTAACTGGACCAACCCCATACAACACTGGAGCGACTGGAACAGTAGGAATAGGAAGCAGTATATATATTATTTGCTATGATTTGAGGATTGGATCATCTGCATCTATTAATGTATCTGGAATATCATCTGGCGGAGCAGGATCGGGTGCATGGATTGTAAGCGGTTCGGCAGGAGTTGGAGCAACAGGCGGAGGATCTGGAGGTGGATCAGTCACTCTAGCATATGTTACATCTACTATTAACGGAACAATTGCTTCTCATTGTACTGTAACTGGGGGAACAACAGGCACAATAAATACCCAATCATTAAGTGTATTTTAAGTTATAAACTAAACAAAAATCCTACTGCTGTATTACACATAGAAGTCGATATACATAGTCGTTTTAAGTAACTTAAAGTCATAAAAAACCTACGTAAAAGTAGGTAAAAAAATAAAGAGGGAACCTTTATAGTTCCCTCTTCGGTAGTAATTAGAGCCATGTAATAAAACTTCCTATAATGATTAAATCAATTATAGGAATAATTAAAGATAGCTCTTTATACTCAGATGAAAGTTTGTTATGTTTTACTGCCCACCATGCTACTAGAGAGATCATAATTTTTCCTTCAACACAGTTCACATTGAACTGTTACAAAACATTTGGTACATGTAAAATGAACTTCACTAATTTCTTCCTCATTTTTACCTTGCACAATTTCTTCTGCAAGAGTAAATCTTTTTGAGTCGCAGTTTTTACATTCAAATCCCGACAAACCAAACTGCTTCTTCAATGCCAGATATGTTGCCATTGGTAATTGTAATGATGCCATTTACTCTCCTTTTATGAAGATTTGCCACATATGCAGCAACGATGTCCCTTCGTGGTTTTGTTATGGGGACGTAAACCTTTGCCATAATGTTTGTCACTATATGATGATTCACAATTACAATGTTTTACCATCATTCCGCCCGACGATGACACTGCTGACGTCTTTGCCATTTCTAATCTCCTTTAGTTGTTTATTTAATTGTTTCATTCTTTTTAATATAAATATGGAAATTAATAAGTTAATAATAATAGCAATGCCAAATAATATAAGAGATTGATAATTATGAGATTCTATTTTGAATAATATCATTATTACGGGATAAATCATCAAGGATGTAAATTGAATTTGAACATACTGAATAATATTCTCATATTTACACAATTCTGTTATTATCCTTAACTCATCTTCTGACTTAATTTTCCCTTCTTTATAGTCGATTTTAATTATCTCATCTATAAGTTTCTTAGTTATAGTTGTCAATCGTAATTTAGTATAGATGAATTGAATAATAGTTGCCAAACATGCAACCAAGAGGACAATGGGTATGTAACTATCCTTATCGCAAATTATCGCTGCTATAATACCAGTAAGATAAAGTAGTCCCCATGAACCTAAATAACGTTCTACCTTGTTTAAATCAATATAAGATTGTAATTCTTTTGGATCGATTGTTAGTTCTTCATTCATCATTTCTCCAATAAAAGATTAATAATACATTTCAAAATTTTATATATATAAAAAACTAATCTCATAACTATTAGAACAAATATTAAAGTCATTCCCTATTTCGGAGGATAAAATGAAGAAAACCTATTCCCAGATACTAAAAGAACAATATTCAAAATTATACCATGAAGATCTGAAAATTGCTGAACCCAAAACACAACCTGTAGGTCAAGGAAAGTTTGATAAGAAAAGTATGACCCCAGAAAAGATAAAGGGGAAAAAGATTGAGGAACCCTCTAATAAGGATAACGTCCCCGCAGGATCTACTATGAAGAAACCAGCAATTCCTATCTATAAAGGATTTGCAGGAAAGCAATCAGATGATGAAATTAAATCATTAGAAGACAAAATGATCGGTGATCAAACTGATGACAACCATCCTGAAAGAGAAGAACGGAATCAACTAAGTACTAACAAGGTTCCTGACTTTGCTAAGATGGAAGCAGCTATTAAAGATTTTGTTAACGAAATATATTCCACTGTATATGAAGCAAATAAAGGAATGGCAGATGCTCAAGCAATGGATGCAGGAACACATTCGGCTGGTCCTATTGAAAAACCTACTATGAGTGATATTAAGAGTGAAAGTCAAGATTCAGAAGATGCAAAGGCAAAGGTCGAAGAGGCCTCTGGAGACGATATGCCTTCTCAAATGCCAGCTAAACCTTCTGATAAAGATCAAAAACTTGCTGAAGTAAGAGAATCATTAGTACGCAAACAAGTTTATAGTTGTCTTAATAAATTTTCTCGAAATGAAGGAGCAGAGTTGTCAGGAACTGCAAATGTCATGGCTCAAGATGCAGGCAGTAATTCAATGGAAATTGAAACCAAAAAAATAGATACAATTAAACCTCCTTCATCTGAAAATATGGATGAAATGGAAGAAGGCGTAGAATTGTCAGGGAAGACAAAAACACAAGAAACAGTTAAAGAAAGTACTAATATAAGACAACAAGTTTATGATTATCTTAGTAAATGTTATAATCGGAGGTCTTAATGTTCAAGTTAACTCCTAAGGGTCTTGAAGCAAGTGATATAGATAGTTCTGCACTAAGACATTATATTGAATCTCAAACTGCAAATGAGTTAGGTAAAATGTCACAGGATTGTTACTATCCTAGGATAGCTCCTTTATTTAAAGACCTAATGCACAAGACAAATACTACTGAACAGGAATTAAAAAAATATAGTACTGCTAGGTATAAAATGAAGTGGAGATTATTACATGATCCATATTCAACTCTTCTTATATTAATATGTCAACATTTTTTAAATGATGAAAAAAGTTTAGCTGGAGGTATGTGGGCATTTAACTTATTTGCATTAAGATATTATTCTAATATCATGCACAAGTTTATACCTCAAGGTTGCAATGCTGAATACTTTCGTGCAGCAATGGAACGATTAAGTCATTCTCATTTATTCAGAACTAAGAGTACAATAGGAAATTCAATTCTTTATTTAAGTAAAGTTACATTCCAAAAATATGAAAAAGCACTAAGAGTTGATAATCCGGATCTTCTAGAAAAAATGATCTATGAGGTTCGTACTCGTATTGGTCAATCAATGAGATCCTTCTATGGTCATTATTATGCATCAAAGGAAGATAAAGAAAAGATTTCTAGTAAAGATGAAAAAGATCGTTTTGAAAAAGAATCATTAGAAAATAAAAAGAGAACATTCTCTTCTAACGTATCTAAGGATATTTGTATATATCATAAGATCGATGAAAAGTCTATTGAAGAATCTAGACAATTAACAAAGTTTAATAAAGAATATGCAAAGGCGTATGCTAGGTCATTAGCTAATCCTGCATATCAAGAGAAAATTGAACTGCTTATAATGTTAATGCTTAGACCAATAACTGACTTAAAAATGATTTGTTCAAATCAATTTCTTGATTATATTAAACTCCTAATGGCAGTAAAAACAAGTACTAAACCTGTATACTTTAAAAAGGTACTTGTTGAACTCCATGATGAACATATAGTTCCTTCATTGGGAATAAAGAAATGGTTTGATACAAGATCGATTCAAACAAAGAAGATGAGTAGAGATTGTCTTGCTTATTATCTCGCCTTCTTTGTAAGAACGTATCTATGTTAACTAGGATATAAAATATCATTAAGGACGTTGACTGTATCAACTACAAGTTGTTCAACTCTATCAGGAGGAGTATCTCTATCCTCCTGAACTATTTCTGCTGGAGCAACTGCAATTGATCCTTCATCGTTTTGTGCTATATCAGGAGTATGTGAATAATAATTTGCTGGCATTATGATTTTTGAATTAGCAGAAGACATCTGTTCAGCATACTCTCTTAATTTAGGAGTATCGTTTTTCACATTTGCTGATGTACTTAACATTGTTTGATAGAGAATTCCAAAATCCATTCTAACATCGATGATACCGGGAATTTGATTATACCCAATATTATTATCATCCCCGCCTTTGATAACCGTAACACTCTTTACATATCCCACATATTTTTGAATCATGCCAGGCATACTAAACCAACAACACCATGGCCATCTAAATGTTTCACCATCTTTACTTCTAGGAACTACAAACATTAATAGAGCAATTAAAGGAGCTACCATAAATTTTTGAGTTAATTCATCATTGGATGGAGATGGATTGTATAGTCTTACAGATATTGAGTAACTAGGACTAAATGATGAGTTCTTCCAAACAAATGGAAAGTCCATTCTTGCACCTGTTGCTAATTTGCCAATAGCTCCAGATTTTTCACTCATACTTTGTACACCTGCAGATGCTGCACCCAACCCATCTCCAATAAGATCTGCAAAGGCATTAGACCCTTTTCCAAATTTCTGTTTCATCCATTCTTGTCCACCACTAAGCAAGTCTGCAGGGTTCTTTGCTCCTGTTGTAAACGATAAATCTCTAATCTTATCACTTGCAACATTACCGAGTTGTGCTAAAAATGATTCTCCAAAATCATTATTAAATGTTTCTGTAGGAGGATTATTTGCCATGTGTGCAACTCTAAGAACTCCACCTGCCTCACCAGACATACTCACTCCATAGATATCTTTTAGTTCTTTTTGATATGTTCCTCCATCGGGATCGTTTGGAGATAATGTAAATCCTTGCATTCCTGATGAATAGTCTGGCATTCCTGGTTCTATATCCATTACAGGCATGCTATCAATAATCAATCTATCAACATCAACATTTTCATCTTCTCCCTGACTAGTACCAAAAAATGGTGGCAGACCGATAATAGGTTCTAATTGTGCCATGTTATACTACGCTCCCCGATAATAGATCTTTAAGATCTTTCCAATAAGGATTTTGTGTAGGATCTGATTGTTGACTTGAAGATGCTACACTATTAGTTATATTTTGTGAACTGTTTATAACTGCATTTGACATTTGTCCTGCAGTTTCTTTTCCTGCTTCTGTAACCTTGTCACCCACATTCTTTGCTCCTGCCATTGCTGCTCTAGTATCCATCATCTTTCCTGCCGCTTCAGACTTAGCAACATCTGATATATCAATGCCTTTCTTATCAAGCATTGCGAGCATCTGTGCCTTTTCATCTTTGAATCTATTCTGAACACTCTCACGAACCTTAGCAGTAGAACTTCCGAATTTTGTTCCACGAGCATCATAGACTTTTGATATAAGATCTTTTCCTTGAGCTCCGCCTTCTGCTGCCTTATTCCAAATACTTGATGCTCCGCCTGCTCCATGTTGAACAGACGTAGACCAAAGAGATTCTTGAAGAGCCGGATTCTTTGCTATTTGTTCTTGAAGTTCTTTAGGAAGTTTTGCTAATGCTGGATCAAAATGAGATTTCTTTATAAATCCATGTTCTAGATCTTTGAGTTTTCCTTCTTTGGCCATATTTTGCCATTCCTGTGCAAACCCTCCTGCCTTATCACCCATCGAACCTGCTTGCTTAGAAAGTCTTTCATATACTTCTGGATTATTTTCTTTCGCGTATTCCAGAAAGTTTTTCATAGTTCCGGTCTTTGTTGCTATTTGATATTTTCCGTATGATGCTCCCCCAGTTGAATCCCAACCTATAGCTCCAGATCCCTTCTTTCCCGACTCCCATTTAGCAACACTTGATCCTAATTCTCCACCTCTTCCTGAAACAGTATCTGCTACCATTTGAGGAATTTCTTTTACCTTTCCTTTTGCTGCTTGAAATCTTTCCTTAGCTGCTGCTTCTTCTGCCTGCATTCTTCGTTCTTTGCCAAGACCTTTTTCCTCGTATGCTCCACCGTAATATGAAGGTCCTTCTCCTTCTTTAGCAGTAGGAGCTTCTGGAGGAGGACCTTTTGTTGTTGCCCACCATCCGGCACCACCACGTTCAACAGGACCTCTAGGAGTTTCTTGATATGGACCTACGCCTTCTTCTTTACCAGCACCAATACCAAACTTATGAACTAAAAATTTAAAAATATTATCTATTTTCTTTCCAACATAAATGGCGTCGGGTTTTACTCCATAGAAATCTGCTTCTGCTTCAAGATCCTTCTGTTCGTCTTCTTTAAAGAATCGACCTATGATAGGAATACTTTTAAGAAATTGTTTTACAGCTCCCCAAATACCACCAAAGAATCTTTTGAATGTATTTTTTACAAGCACACCTAAATAACTCACAGCAGACGCGACAACGTTCCATAATCGTTTTGGTATCTCTATAAAAATAGCTTTAGGAAGATCAATAAATATTCTCTTGAAGAATCCTAGTATACTACTTATAATATTTCCAATCCAAGACTTGACATCAGCAGCACCTTTTGCGACAAGTTTACCTTTTCCAGTTATCCAATCTGTAAATGCTTTCCAAATTGCTTTTGGAATTTCAATAAATACTTTTCTAAATCCAGATACAACCGCACCCACAACAGAACTTACTAGATTTTTAAATTTAGTCCAGACCATCTTAGGAAAGTCAATAAATACTTTTGTAAATACTGACTTAACAGTATTTATTGTTGACGTTACCATCCATTCAAAGAAACCATATATTTTTTTAGGAATAAAAAGAAGAGCATCCATCAAAGAATTAAATAGTTTTTTAGGAATACCAAGTAGAGTTTTTATAAATTTTTTAATTGAATCCCATATATCTCCGAAGAATCCTTTACTATCCCATTTACCAAATTTCTTTTCAAGTATAATTCTAATCTTAACCAACTCTTTATAACAACCAGATAGACCGCCTTCTGCAGCATTACGGGAAGCACCTTTTGTTGTTGCCCACCAATTTGAATTTTCTTTATTCATTCCTAAATTTTTAGGAGTACCAATTACTTCTCCTTTATGAAGTTGAGCAACTGTATTCTTTGTAACTTGCCATGGAGTTTTTGATGCAACATCAAATGAAGGCATGTTATCTTCAGCACCTTCTTTCGCTTTTTCATATAGTCCTTTTCCTTTTTCAACATATGGTTCAGCAACTTCTTTTGCTTTTTCATATCCCGAAGCAACTGCCTCTTTTGCAGTACCATATGCTTCTTTTGCTTTTTCTACTCCTGTTCCAAGAGCTTCTTTCATTTTTTCAGATGGACTCTTTTTGAAGAAGCGACCTATCAAAGGAAGACTTGCGAGAAATGCTGTAATTGCATTATATATATTCTTTGGTATGTCAGCAATAAATTTTCCTATTGCTTTAACACCTTCCCAAAACTTTTTGGCTAACCAAATAGGAAAGTCAATAAAGACTGCCTTTAATCCTTTAACAATTGTTGTAACTATCCATACAGCAAGATCAAATCCTGTAGAAATTATACTTGTTAATATTTTTGCGGGAAGTTTAATCAATCCAATTGCGCCTTTGGCAAGTAATTTTATTCCTCCCCAAATTAAACTTATTGCAGTCGTTACTAACCAAAATGGAAAGTCCCATGCAAATTTTACTACTACATCCCATGCTTGTTTTATAGAGGCCCATACAGCACCCGCAAGATCTTTAATTGCTGCTTTTGGATTAAAGAAGATTTTAATTGGGAATAAAATTGTTTGGAATATTAGATTGACTGATGTCATAAGAGCTTTTCCGATGTATACAATTACATCGACAATTTTTCCTACAGCTGCTAGAACCCAGTCAATTGCTATTGCAATAGGTTTGATAAGACTTGGTATTTGCCATTCAACTTTAAGGACATACTTCAAAATTAAATTTATGGGCATTCTTATTATATCTAAAAGGGCATCTATAACTCCAGCAAATAATGACGAAATATATTGTCTTATACTTGCCTCTTTTCCGAATATACTTTTAGTTTTAAATATTCCTTTTATTCCGCCAATAACAGACATTAACAATGTGATAGGAGGAAATATTGCTTGAAATCTACTTCCGACAAATACTAATGTTCTAGCTAATCCTTTAAACATACTACCCATGTGGCCCAATGTTCCTTTGAATACAGAATACCATTTGGCCAAATCTACCTTGAAGAAACCACCTAATATTTTATTAAACGGAGCTAAAAAGAAAGTCTTTACTAAATTTACTGCTTTAGTTCCAACATTTAGTGCTCTCATAAATGTTTTACTGCCTGAAAGAGCTATAGATGTTCCAACCATCGCCCCTCGTGCCTTGGAAGCTAGTCCTGCAACTTTTCCAGTCAATCCTAGAAACTTTCCAATTTTAGCAAGACTCATATAGAACTTTGTCCAGAAAACTTTGAAAAACCATAATCCTGCGGTAACAAATGGCGAAAGGAATGCAATCAACGTTGACATGCTATTTTTAAATCTGTCCCATCTGGTATAATCAATAACTGCTCTCTGAAATCTTTTATCATCCCTATCATTTATAGTGTCTCTCTTCTGCTCATCCTTTGCAACCTTTTCCATGTTGCATGTGCAGGCGGCACTCTTTTGTTGCATTTCACGGTCTTTTTCGTCTTGAACTTCTTTAGCTGCCATTTCTTCTTTATCAAAACCAAAATACTCAAGACCCTTAACAATCGCCTTTCTCATATCTTCGTAAAGATCGGTTCCTAAAAGACCAGCAACCTTAGATACAGCGGCACCTGCCTTACTCTGACCTGCTCCACGTTCACTCCAAGATTCTCCAAACTTCTGTTCCTTTAGAAACTTATGAGCAATATTCAGTCCTGCCTTAGCATCTTCTTTTTTACCCTTAAATTTCTTTGCTAGATCTTTACCTATTTCCCATAGATTGCGACCCATTCTATAAGCACCAACACCCTTAACACCAAATACTCCGAGAAGTCTATTTAATTGCTCACGATTTTGTTCACCAAAATATCTAAATGCAACATATAATTGTCCTAATACATTTACTGTATCGTAAAGAGGACTTCCTACTTTAACAGGAAGTTCGTTTCTATATCTCATTCCAAAGCGAAATCTAAATAAAGCAGAGGGTTTAGTTATAAAAATACTTTGTGCTGTTTTAGACCAAACCTGTAGGAACTTATATGTTCCATACATCATAGGATGGCGTACAAGAAACGTATTGAGCATTGCAGAAACACGTTCACCCCAGTTGGCTCCTTGTTGACCCAAAGTTCTTTTAATTTGACTGAGTAATGCTACTGATCTCCATTGTGGATCTGAGATTGCCGCAGTTTCTAAACCACCGCCTCCGACAGCAAGTCCTGCTCTTAATGCACGTCTTCCTCCACTTAATTCCTGTCCCTGTTTAATTCTAATGGTCGTTATATCTGTACCCGTAATGAGTTGTTTTCTTGACATCGGATTATCTCCGACTCCACCAACGGGTAAAGCAACTCTATCACTAGGTTTATCTGAACCGACATTCTTTTTTAGAATATCTTTAATTCTTATCAGTGTCAATAACATGGACTTTTGTAAGTCCTGCTCTGTTTTGATATTCCCGATTTGTTTTCGTTCGGTTGCAGTTCGTCCCCATCCTGTAGGAAGATATGTTCCTTTACTCTTTCCTCCTGCAGGTACAATTTCTTCTCCAGCATGAACAACAGCAAGTCCAGTCGTTTTTACTTTACCGCCTCTTGCTGCAAATGGAGCTTCTCCTGGTTTTGGTTTCTTTCCAAACCAATCTGAACCAACCCCTTTAACTTTATCTTTCATCTTCTCATACATTTGCGTATCGAAGAATTTTTGTGCCATATATCCCATAATAGGATTTATTCGTGCTACAGAAGATCCAATCAATTGTCTTCCCATAGGAGGTTCGAGATCCAGTGCCTGACCATAATCTTTTCCTGCTTTATAAGCACCTCTAATTGGGGCAGCAGCAGTCCGTGTTGTAGTCTTCATTGCAGCAACTACTTTTTTCTGTCCCTCTTGAAGTTGATTTCGAATAGTGCCAAGCATTCCCGTAACTGCCTCAGCATGATCAGTAACCATTCCAGCAACTTCTTGTTCCTGTCTTTGAAGGGTCGCTTCTATTCTTTTTGCAGAATCTGCTTTTATTTTCCTATATTCGTCTGTTTTTAAAAATCTCTCCATTCCATAACCAAGAACGGGATTGCCAGATAAATCCTTATTTCTTCTTCCAGGAACAGAAGACCCGCCTGTCATCTTAGCAACGGTTTTATTTAGATTTGTAATTGCATAAGTCAGTGAGGAAATTTGTCTGGTACTAATTTCCTCTTTCTTTGGTTCGTCCGCCATTTTGATTTCCTTGCGTTGTTCTTTTATAATTTGTTCTTATTTAAATATTAGTTAAGAACTATATATATTTATTTTTGAATAACATATAAAGCATTAATTTTAATACTCTAGGAGGATAAAACATGACTTTAAGAGATAGACAGCATCTAGCTAAAATACTAGATTTATTTCTTCACCATGTCATTATAATAGTAACCGACTTTTATAATGGTAAGGAATCTGCATTTAGTATAAATGAAGTTTCTCAATCACATTTGCTATTAGGATCTGAGAATGATAATACAGAACTATTTATGAGATTAGATATCTTTCCACAACGATTTGTTGAATTCGTTTGGCCAAAAGATCAAATTCTATATAAATTACTAATTGATTATAAGGCGAATGTCGATGAAACCTGAAAAACTTTTTGTACTTTTTATTGGTAAGAATGTATTATTTCAAATAAATCCTTATGGTAATAATAACTATGATAGATGTATAATAGTAGGGACAATACAAGAGGTTGTTGGTTATGCTTTAAGTCTATTTATATCAATAAAGAGTTGCGGATCAATATATAAATTTAGAATGGAGGAATTTTATAATGATCGTTTTCATGGATTTGTTCATGAAGAAGATAAGATAATGTTCAACCTTCTTAAGGAGAATCATAGTGACGGTACCTAAAGTAACTCCAGAAGAAATGAAGTTGTTTTTAAATGAAGAAGTTATAGTATCAACAATCTATATGTTTCGTATAACTGATATAACAATCGATAAAGACGGAATTTATAGATTGGTACTAAGACCATTAACTAAAAGCGTTGGATGGGATCCAAATGATCCAAGAAGTAGATTAGAGATTAAACTACATTCCTTTAATATTATTTTAACAAGATTTATAAATAAAGAGGTAGATATAATGTATAGATTGTTGACTGGATTAAATCCTGATGAATATGAACCATGGGAGGCATGAAAATGGTAGATGCTCTATCATGGCAAAAAAGAATGGAAGTAATATATAAATACGAATGGGTTGAATGGATACTTTACATGCATAAGGTTTTACGTTTTGAACTTAGAGAAGGAAATATTGTTATGGGTAAATTAATTGTTATTGAAAAAAAGGGATGGATAACTCCATTTTTAAAAGTAAAAATTGATAAACAAACCACCCTAAGTATTTCTACAGGAAGCATTATTTCATTTGACATTGTTCCCCCAGAGGATCAGATAATATGGAGAATCGAGAATGAATAGAGACGAACTTGAATTCACCCTATTAAATGGACAAATGTGTAAACAAATATGTGATTATATTAATGAAGATATGGTAGGAAAGTATGTTGAAATATTTAGAGATAAACCTACTGTAGGCAAACTTACGATGCGAGAAAGTTTTTTTGGAACATCAATGTATAAGTTTGAAGCACCTACAATGTGGTGCTATGTATTTCCATATGATCGAATAAGGATTTTAGAAGAAGAGGAAGTTATAATATGGCGTATAACAAACGAATAAAAACTCCAGAAGAAGTTACTGAAAAATTAAAACGATTTCGTCAAATAGGATCCTTCAAAGCTCCTGAAATATATGGCAAGTTTGTAGAACTGAAGAAAGATTCTTGGAGAGGAAAACCACCTATTAAAGGAAGGTTGGTTCGCAAAAATGATTTAGCTTGGACTGCTCCGACATTATATTTTGAAAGTGTAGAAAATCTCGTTCTTATTTATTATGAGTCAGAAAATCCAGGAACTCAATTTAGATACAATATATGCATCCGGGATAAAATTCGACTTCTACCAGAAGAGGATATAATTATATTAAAATTGGAAAATGACTGCAACTATGAAATATAAAGAAATAAAGCGCTTTGAAAATGTATTCGATAGGTTTATCGAAGTAATTCTGATGGGAGAATCCAACAAGAAAGAAATTAAACTTAGTGGAAAATTAATACGCCCGACAAAAACACTTACTGATATTGATCATATGGTTCTTGTATATTGTGCTGCTGATGGAGAAAAGGATTCTATAGCTATATATAAATCTGATAAGTTTAGGTTTTTGGATGATGATGAAATTATAATATTACACCTATTACACGGAAGTTATTCGTATGAGACAAGGTTTTAATTATAGAAACCAATTCCATTGGGAAGATCTGATGGGGAGATTCATTGAGTTAAAAATTAAAAAATTTGGCGGGGGATATTATAGAAAAACTCTTAAAGGGCAAACAAATTTTTGTGTTCAATTATCTAAAAATGAGTCAACTGCATTTCTTACTTATTATGAAGATAATTCACTTCGTACAAATCCAATAGAGACGATGGATAAAATAAGATTCCTAGATCAGGATGAAATAATAATATTAAAATTATTAAATGGAGATTATGAACAATTTTAAATATATAAGCGACTACAATACAGATGAATTGCTCCATCAATTCATAGAAATACTTCCAAATAAAGGAAGGTTTCAGGACGAAGATGATTCAGTATATGCCAAAGTACATTATTATTCAGAAAATGAAGATATTTATCTGTGTAAAGGAGCCCCTGATTCGAAACATCCAGAATTTACGGAACGAATAAATATATTTTACGATGATCAAGTAAGAATTCTTGATGAAACAGATATACATATATTAAAAATTATAGGAGGGGATTATGAAACCAAACCGATTTAATTTAATAAGCGAAATCTCCCTCAAAGATTTAATAGGAGAATTTGTTGAGATTAAAGAGTACGAACAAGGAAAATATAAAAGAAAAACAGTAAGAGGAGTGATATATGATCATGCAAGTATCACTGCATTTAGTCTTTTATATTACGATGAAAATAAACATGAGATGTATTGTAGAGGATTAATTCACGCAGATAAACTAAGACTTCTAACTGAAGACGAAATTATGATATTAAAATTACAGGGGGGAAATTACGATATTTTAAAAACAAAAACAATAACTTTTTATAATCAAGCATAAGGAGATACGAAGTGGCATTTAAAGGTTCGACGGGGTGGTATACAATTTTAAGAACAATAGAAAATATGGAGATGCAAGAATACAATGGGGAACAAGTTGAGGTTGTTTTGACTGAGGATGGAAGTATTGTAAAAGGAACATTTTCATGTCAAATAGGAATAGATCCATATTTGACAACCGTTGGTGGGGATGTTATTAAAATAAATCCAAGCGATAAAATTAAATACGCGGATGAGTGAGTTCAAATTATGTAGCGAATATAAAAGGGAGGAGTTAAATGAAAGGATAATAGAACTTATGATCTATCACGAAACTCCTCCCATATATCCGTATGAACATTATTGTGAAACTCAAGTAGGTTTTATTAAGGATGTCGATACTGCCCTCATGGTAATACTAGCATTTTCTGCAGGAATACACTTCTTAGAACCTCGTGATAAGATAAAACTTCTTGAACCGTGGGAAGTGTTTAGATGGAGAATAGAACATGGAATATGATAGTAAATATGAATGGGAAACAATTCACACATCCATCAAATTTTCAGACAATGATATTGGGAGAGTTGTCATGGTACCGTTTAGTAATGAAGAGATTTTTTATTTCTTACTAAAGAAGAAGGGTAGATGGTATTTTGAACCTATACTTCGAAGGTGCTTTGATGGAACTATTTTAAGAAGCAATACAATACCAGAATCATTAAACAGCGTTTATTTAACTTCAAATGACTACAATACAGGTATGTCGTGTATGTATTATTATTTAATTTTAAGTCAATCAGAATCTTTATTATGGAAATTGGAATATGGAATATAAATGGAGAAGAGAAGAAGGTACAAGAACTTTCAGAAAACGTGATGAAGGAAGAGTTATAAAAATTAATTTTCCGCATATGTTAGAAAACTATACTCATTATTATAAATTAGTAAGAAGTAAATTATCAAAAAGGGGCCCATTCAGAGGTGTCTGGGAATTAAAATATATAAAAACTATTCCCGAGATGCGAGTGGGGTGCCATATAAATAAAGTATTTGCCTACCTTGAAGGAAGATATTTTTTAAATACTGATTATTATATTTTAAATAAATACGAATCATCATTATGGAAATTGGAGAATGAAGGGTGATATGAGTAAAAAGAAACAAGTTTTAGATGACAATTATTTTTCAACCAAAGTAAGATTTTCATGTAATAGAAAATTTTATAACGATTTCAGAAGGAATTTTGATCCTAAGGATTATAAAGTATACGGACCAAATCTTTCTAAATTTTTGGCCAAGAAATGTTCTTCATCATTTAAGAAATGGTGGGATCCTAAAAAATTTAACTGGGTAGCTGCATGTGATTTCCTACCAAAAAAATGTTCTAAACATTTTCTCATCTGGTGGAAAGACTATGAGTATTGTGGAGATAAAGTTGATATAATTAGATACTGTTCAAAATACTTTGATGTTTGGTATAATAAAAAAGATTTTCCACTCAAGTTTTATTCTGGAGAACTTTCCAGGAATTGTAGGGATCATTTTGATAAATGGTGGGATCCTAAAAAATTTAATTGGGCAGACAGTTCATCTACCTTATTAGATTATTGTCATGAAATTTTCGATAAATGGTGGGATCCTGATAGATTTAATTGGGATGGGTCTTCATCAGAACTATGTGATTTGATTCCGATAAAGAAATGGTGGAATCCAGAAAAATTTAATTGGATGAGTTCATCTTCTTCATTAGCAGATCGTTGTACGAAACATTTTGATTTGTGGTGGAATCCCGATAAGTATTATTGGTGTGAAGACGGTACCGAGGTACTTATATACAGACTTAAAAATAAAATTAAAACATGGTGGGATCCATTAAAGTTTGATTGGACATATCATGAACAATTGGTAAGATATTGTAAGCGATATAAAGATATTTGGGAAACTGATTATTATATAAAGAAAATCGAAGGACTGCCTGATCCATATTAGGAGGATGTATGTATCTTCAACATACAACAGAACAATTGCAAGAAGGATATGTTTATAAACTTTTGCTTGCGGATCTTGAAGTTTTTGACCCCATATGGAAAAATTATTATAAAAGTATAAACTTTGAAGTACTTGCAATGATAGATGTCATTTCAAGTAATTACATTGCAGATATAACTTGGAAATGTTATTCCCCAGTCTTTAATAAAATTATAAGAATGCGACTGCTGGGAGTATTATCAATAAAAATAGCAGATGATGAGGATGCATTTATTTGGAGATTAGAGCATGGAATGTGATCGAATCCTCAAAGGAAAACTTTATAAATTAAGATTCAGAAAATGGTCTGGAACGTACAATTCAACCTGGCATGATTACCTAAAGAAAAATAATTTTATGGTTTTTGCAATAAGGGTTTGTGAAAGTTTTAACTCTGGAAAGTTATGTAATATAACATGGAATACATATAATCCCGAAGAGAGAAGACTTAAGGATAATATAACACTTGCAAATATTGAAGAAGTAATTCCTGCTACTCCAGAAGAAGAAATTATATTTAAATTGGAGTATAACTTATAAGTTCCTAAAATAAATAAAGAATAGACTGAACGAGCTCATCAGTCTATTCTTTTTTTTGTTCTTATTTATCTATTACATTTATAATAATATTATCACTTGTAGATGCAACTAATTCTGGAGTATAATCCAAAAGATCAATCTGTGCTAAATCGTTAGGAATTGCATATGTAAATCTTAAGTCAACTTCGGGTTGATGAAGGGTGACAAATAAAACTTCAGGAACACCTCTTATAACCTTGACTATTTCAGATTTATCTATTGTTGCATCCAACCCAAACAAAGGAGTAAAGTATTCTATTAATGCTGCTTTAATTTTATCAATGAGTGCTGCAATAGTAATTGCCGATGTAGATGTTCTTGTAACAGTTGCTTCGATTATAAATGGAATATCAAATATAGGTTCCATCCAATGACATCCCGTCCATATAACCTTTATTTCTTGATCTTCTACATACACATAATCATTTACAAATGGAGTATATAAGTCATAAGAGGAACCATTCCATTCAGCAATCTTTCCTTTATGATCTACATACGATGTTTGCTCTTCTCCATTAATTATAAACCTATATCCTAAGTCAGGAGCTATTGGCATAGAAGTTCTTGACATAGTAGCAACGACTTTAAGATTAGGAAGATTGTATCTCATATTTTTAAGTTTTCCAGTAGTATCGGAAAATTTAATATTTATAAAGTCAGTCAACATCCTCTTTGTATTCATTTCAACATTGGTTATATATTTTTGTATAACTATTGCTTCAAACAAAGATCTATCAATAGAGTCCATATAAATTTTCTTAACAACAGGAACATTATGAACAACATAAACAGATGTAGAATCTCCAGTAATAGAGCTAAGCATAAAGTTTGAAAGATCTTTTCTAACCGTAATATAAGTATAATATGTTGAAATTAATTTTAATCCGTAATGTGTAGGACTTCCAGTTTGTTCAGAAATTGGAAGATATTGATCCGGAACTCCTCCGTATATTTCAAAGAATAATCTAAAGTTTCCCGGAGGAATATCTAAATAGTTTGTAAGTTTATAAGTAAAATCCATAAGATTAGGAACTGGTTCTGTATCAAATTCAGCAGTCATTGCATATCGTGCCGCATCCCATCCTGTTGTAACAAAACATTGAAACGTATCAACTGGAATCTTGTCTTGAATATTTGTTACATTGGCAGTTATATCGATAGCATATCCATCACGAACACAATTTATATCTGACATTATTATATAACAATATTGGGCATACTCGCTATTTGCTTGAAGAGTAGGCATTAATGTAACATCTCTAACGACATATTGATATTCTGCTTGATCCGTAAATATATCACAATCTATAGTAAATAATGTTTCATAATATTCATCATCAACATTAACAACCCATCTGTCTGGAATAATTAATGGAGTTGTAGCATCTAATGTGATAGGTATATTTCTAGTAGGAACGATTTGATCATCGTATACCATTTTAGAAAATACTTCTATTTCATTTATTTTTAAATCAGATCTTTTCAAAACAGGTTTAACACTACTCAAAGGAGTATCTGTTACGATATATTCAAAATCATCGTAATCTGACTCAGAAACAAATCTCTCTTTACTTCTCAGATTTGCAATTGCTTTGGATTTAATTTCATTTATAGGTGGAGAATCACTTCCGCCTGTTGCTGCTGACGGATTTGTTGTAGTCATTTTTACTAGAAACAGTTTCGGTTGAAGATCAACATCAACACCTTGATAATAAACTCTATCGGGATTGGTTAATGCATTCGGAATAACTTGACCGCCTTCTCCTTTTGTAACATAAACAATAACCTTTATACGTTTTCCCTGTTCAGGTTGTTTTCCTATAATACCATTTCCAAAGAATATTTCTCCTTTATTCAATGTAGCTATCCATACATATTTTTCTTCATCACTGGTCATTGTATAAATAGAATTTGCTTCTGCTTGTTCTAGTTTATCATACTTCAAAGTATCATCTGCAAACGTATAACCACCACCATCATTTTCTCTATATACTTCTACTTTCCAATCCATTCCTTCATAGTCAACTTTTATAGACCAAAATTGATAGAACTCTAATGTTTCAGGAACAGAGAAATTAAACTCCTGAGTATCATATTGTGTAAATGGAAGTAATACTGATGCAGTCCTATTGTCTCTATTATAAGCAACAGGATAAAAATATCCACTTCTATTATTTCTAACTGTAATTGCTTTATTTTGATATGCTTTAAGAACTATATCCGCAGCGGCCATTTCATCTAAGGTCGTTTGAATTTCAGACGTATCAGTCTTTACTGTAAATGCTGCTGCTTCACTAGGACTTCCTATAGTATAAATAATATCACTTGCTTTAATTTGAAATCCTTGAGGAAAAGAAAACTGAACATCATTGTTAACAAAGTCTAGAGGAAATGTTATGAGAACGTCTGCTTGTGCAGGATATGCTGATTCAGGAGTATATCCTATCCATTTAGCGAGATTATAAACAGACTCTGGCATCTGTGCCTCTGTCATGAAAAATTCTCGATAGATAGAAGAGGTATAATATAACTGATTAGCACCAAGAATTGAAAGAACATTTATAATGTAAGAAACGAACGAGGTTTTATATAGATCTACCTTATTCAACTCTAAATATGTTTGAGCATAATCTATAAGTTGAACTCTAATTCGTTCTCTCGAAGAAAAAATCTCTATTGAGTTTGAAGAAAGATCTATTGCCATTTTTTATCTTCCTATGTAAAATCCACTTAATTTACTAAAGTAGTCGTTTAGGTAATCTAGATTTCTATTTTTTTCTAACAATCTATATAAAAACATTCCCATCTCAATATCATATATTCGTTTACTATAATCAAAGAAAACATGTCTACTTGATATATGCGGGTCTAAGTCGGGTTCTTTTCTATATGTATTCTCCAGACTGACTTTCCAAAATGTTATATCTGTATTAGTTGCTTTTTCAACATTTTTAACTTCATACATCGGATAATGATTATCTACAGGTTTTAAAACATTTTGCTCAAACATAACAAAATCGTGAGGGTATGGTTGTATCTCATATTGGGTTGGAAAATTAAATGATGTTTGTAATTCTGCTTTGGTATTTCCACGTTCATCTGAGTTAAATGGAGCTTGTATCTGTTCAATATTATAAACAGGAAGAAATAAAATTTTCCTCCATCGCAACCCAGACTTATCTCCGGTTTTAGTATAATATCCAGCATCTAATATATTGCCATCATAAATACTATTCTTAAGATCTAGATTATAATATGTACATAGATATGCTTGATGACTATGAGAGGCATAATATTTATATACATGCTTTTGATATTCCTTGGCATACTCGCCAATTCTCATCCATTTTTGCATAAACTACTCCAATCCCATTCCATGCTGTTTATGGAACTGAATGTCGATATCTATTTTCTCGCCTTCATACTTAATAACTAAACTAACCTGATATCCTTTGTTGTCATTAAGTTTAGATATATCGACAGATTCTATGCCTACTCTATCATCATACATTTTAATACGATCATAGACTTCCCTATATATTTCTTGTTGGGATATATTATCTAAAGGTTCCCAAACCTTTTTATATAAGTTGGATCCGTAATCAGGATCCCACGGATATGATCCTATTGGAGTTATTAATAAATTCCTAATGGACTTAATAAGTACATTTATACCTGTTAATTTCTTAAAATCGCCAGTTGCATAAAGGACCTCTGCAAAGTCAAGATAAGCTCCAGATTTTCCTTTTACAGAATCTTCGAATATTTTAAGATTATTTGTTGGCATAGTAGTACCTTTTATAATTTGTTCTGAAAGTACTAAAGACGGTGGAAAAAGTAGGGAGAATAAATCTCCCTACTTTCCTATTTTTTCCTTTTAATATCTCTCTGTGCCTTTTGAAATTCTTCTTCTTGTAACTTTTGAACCTCTTCGTCAAACTTAAACTTTCTTTTAAGTATTCCGTGAAACCTATCAATAGGCATAAGTATTATGGAAAGGTAGTCCTGTTTCAAAAGTTGCATCATCAAAAAGATATGTTCTTCTAATCCTTTAGCATAGGCATTAATTGCCTCATTATTCATAGAGTGCTCGAAAAAACTGACGTACTAAATCGATGTACGTAGTTACCTCCTCGCCACATTGTGGGCATCTAGTGATGATTTTCAATTCAACACCGTACTTTCCGAAATTTTCTAAGTATGCTTTATTAATAGCTTTTCTATCTTTTGAAGGAAGTGCCTGAAAGATGCTAAATATATTGTCTCTTTCTCTTACCTCTTCAAAACTATTTTTTGCAGCAGAATTTTCTAACTCGAAATGATGAACAACAAGCAATTCAACACCCATATCAAGATTCTTTTTACTTTGAAAAAGCATATCTTTAACTAAGTCGTCTTCATCTAAAAGAGTTGGTTGTCTGATTACAGCAATAATATTGTCTGAAACAGGAAGAGTAATTTTAACTTCTCTATCCTTTAGTGGAAGAGGAACACCGTCTTCCTTCCAAGCAGTCATTGAGAATGCTTTAGAAATATCAATGCTAATTTCAAATTTTCTTTCACATGCAAAACATTGTGTTTCATAGTTGTTTACATCTTTATATGATATCTGATAAATACCATATAGAAGAGCATCTCTATCTCTGACTGTTGTACTCTTTAAGAATGAGTCATAGTCAGTAACCCCATCAGGTTTTGCTACACAACATCCGAAAATCATTTTGTTAAGATGTTGAACAAACTGATTTGGGGTCGTATAACTTCCTTTGAGATTTTCTTCGTCCTGTACATTCATAGACCTAACAGTATACTGTTTGAGGGTCTGTGGTGTAATAACTCCGTATTCAGGATACTTTACTGGAATGTTTGTTAAAAACTCTGACATGGTACAATCTCCTATAAATTGTTTTTAGTAACCGTTAGTTTTATAACCTTATAACCTTTGTGTTGTTTTGTTTGGCCATTTGCAACAGCAAACATTGATGTTTGCTTTATCATATGTTCTTGTGACCATTTTGCTAATCCTGATACAATTTCTTCATGCCCATCAGGATGAGTAATTAAATATGATTTCATATGAGATTTGCTCATATTTTGTTTTGCTATTTCGACATTTTCAACTCTTTCAGACCAAGGACGTTCCTTACAGGTTTTATGCATTCTTTTTCTTTTTTCTTTAGCTTTTTCCTCTCCATACATTTCTTCGTAAGTTTTTCCAGCAACAAATGAACGCAAACGACTTCTCAATTCATCAGAAGGATTATTACATCCTTCTCCTCCATCTGTTTTGTTAGTAAGAGGTCCTGTTTTTAAATCGTATCTTCCAATTCTCTTTATAAGTTCTTTTTCTAAATCGAATGCCTCTTCTTCAGAAAGACTGCTTCTATATTTTATTATTATAGGTTCTAATCCTTCATTCAATATATTTCGTATTTTATTGAACTTATGAGTATTTATCCATCCCGTTATTTGTCTTTTTCTAGCTTCCAATAAATGTGATAAATATTGTTTTTTGCATCCTTTTCCTACATAGAACGGTTCGAATTTAAAATCATATTCCTCTGTTGGTTTCCTAGGATCCATATAAATATAAACATAATAAATCCTAGATTCCATTTAAAAACTCCTAGATAAAGAAGATATGGGGGATCTAAGATGATCCCCCATATATGAAAACTAATTAGATTTCTTTTGGACCGTTAGAACCTGTACGTGATCCAAGACCGTGAACATTAACACCTTGCTGATGGAAAGAATTTGCCCATTTTTGACATTCAGCATATACCCAGTTCTCGTGCCACGCCCAGTCTAAACTAAATTCCATATCGATTTCAAGTTTGTCATATGTTCCAATGTCTCCAGAAAATAAATCCTGAGGATCTTTGGTTGGAAATACGCCTGTGTAACAAGCAGCATATTCAACAGTCTTTCCGTCTGGTTTTGTTGTCCAGTACAGAAGGGTCGATGCATACTGACTCTTTGTATAGTTGTTTCCCTCAAGAACGGAAACACCTGTCCTGTAATCTCTTATCATTCTTACCCAACCATGAAATACATTCTTGATTGGAAGAGAAGAGTATTCCAGAAACTTAATGGTAATTGTATTACCATAGTCGATATTGGTAGGAACAGACCATTTTGTCCCACCCAACCCTGTGAAATCTGTCTTGTTAAGGGTTCCGCCCGGAGGTGTTACTGATAAGCAAGAAGCAGATAACAACTGCTGAACCTGATTAACGCCTCCTATATTTGGTGCGTTTGATCCCGAATTAACAATACCGATATTTGTTGCAAGTTTGGGAGGAAGTTTTTTGAAATAAATAAAATGGTATCCGGAGACGTATGGATCGGCCGTCCCCGCTGATGTTCCACCAAACCTTCTATCAAACTGATTTTCTTTTACCACATTGAAACTAGGATTCATACTCATAGTTGTTCCTCCGATTACTTGATGTAAAGGTTTAGCATTATTTTCTCAATTATTGGAGTCGGTTCAAGAACAACATCAACATGGCAAATCTTTGCCTTGAGTTCATATTCGGTTGCTCCAACTTCAACTTCATAAGAGCTCAATCCCCTTGCCCTCTTAACATATTCGAGGAAAGGAGTAATATCTGCTCTAATCTGACTCCAGGTTTGTTCATCATTGAATTCAAAGATGAAGAATTTGCAATACTGTTCAAGAGCTCTCTTAATATAAAGAACTGTTCTAACAGCATGCAGATCCTGAAGTTTAGAAGGTCTCTTCTGCGATGTTAACTGACCCCAAACTGTATATCCTACATTAAACTTAACAATAGGATTCAGTTGAGAAAGATAGAATCTATCTCTATCACCCAGTTTACAGTTATAGCGCATGTCTTTAATTTTATCAATTGTACCTCTATTAAAACCTGCACTCGGATACCAAATTTCATAAAGTTCATCATTCAACGGAATCATTGAAGACATATGATATACAGGTGATACCCAAATATCTCTTCCTGTGTACATATCATAAACTTTTGTATATGGTTCATAAAGTGCTGTATAGAAGTTATTGAAATCCTGATCGTTCAATCTTGCCGTAAGTGCAAGATTTGCTGTAGGATTATCACCATTATCTAAAATAGCAACGCAATCTCTTCGCTGCCCATATGCCAAATAAGAAATCTGTGTCTTAACATCTGATGGATAACCCGGATCCCAAACAAGTGTAAAATAAATATTGTCGAGATCATAAACATTATCTTCAGCTAGAGAAGTCACTGGATTAATTATTAAACCAGCATATGCCTGTGTAAGAACTTGAATAGCTGTTGTAGAATTAACTACAACCTTACCTGTTGTAGAATCAATATTAAGTAAACTTCCATCAGAACCACCATCAAGATGAATTGAATTGGGGGAGCCAAAAGGATGTGTAATATCAAGACCCCTATCCTCAACAATTTTGATTCCTGCAAAGTTTACATTACATCTAAGATATTTTGAATATTTATTCAGAACATCTTCAATGTATACTGATTCTCCAGATTCATCGAGTAACGTGTCATCAAAAGAAACTTCAAAAGTTTCAACGATAACTTCGTCTCCATCACTCATTATTTCATAAACATCTAAAACGACGATGTCCACGACTAATGGATTAACATGAGGAGTCAATCTGATTCCGATTCCATCATAATAATCTCCACGACCAATTGCTCTAAAATATACAACTGGGGTCATGAGTGCTGAACCTTCAGTGAATTGTGTTCTTAGTGTGGTTTCTAATTCTGCAACTGAGTTCTGAGAGCTGAAGTTTTTAACCTCAACGCTTGCAGTCGAATCTTCAGATGTAACTAAAAACAAATTTGAATACCATGCATCATCTGGAAGTGCTCTAATAACATAAAGAGAAGAACAAACTGCCAGAAAGTTCATACAAATGTACGGACCTTGACCAAATTGTTTTCCGAATTCTGTTATGTTGGGTCTTCCAAACTCAGATGCGAAGTCATCTTGACTGGACACAAAGATCAGTTCATTATCCCGACCTTTTTTAGATAGAATTACGACGAATCCTATCGTACCGGGAATTGCCTGAACATATGTGCTAAGGTCAATAATCTTAGTATATACGCCTGGACTTATTGGGATAGCCATACTTATAATCCTCCCTTATATAGTTATTTACACCAATTGTAATGATTCTTTATATTTTGTTCTAATTACAAACAAAGATATTAGAAATAAATCGACCAAATAAGCACTATTTCCCTCTTATTGTGTTTTCGGATAGTACTAAAGGTCACCCTTGCCCAAAGAATTTTTGTTAACACATCAAAAATCGTAGGATCCGAGGAATTTGATATATACATTCCTGCTTCACTAAGATCGTAATAGGTTGTTCCTGATGATCCATTTGCATCATCTGCTGATATAGTTGTTGTAACTTTAGCTATAAGATATACGTTATCATTAGCTATATCCTGATCATATTCAATAGAATCAAATGGATGAAGTTTTCCTCCATCTACAACTAAAGGATCAGAAATATTTATCAATATAGGATTAATCAAATCAGAATCCGTAACTTCTGGAAGAATAGGATTAAGAGGATCACCCGGAGTAGCTCCGCCTGTTCCTAATCCTAACCATGAAATATATCTATCTTTCATTAATGACCCATATAAATAGTCCAAATTGAAAGCTCTTTGCATTAACCAATTTCTTCCAGGATAAACGATCATATTAGGACCTTTATATTCTGGAAATGTGACTTTATCAGATTCTCCAATTTTAGTTAATGATCCGTCTGCTTCTTTAGAAAATATCTCTACAAACCCTCTCGGAGTCTTATCTGCCGCACGTAGCACATCTTTCGAATTCTTTTTGTAGTTATCAAAAATTCTGATAGTTTTGTTTTCCATTATACAGTCTCCAAACATTTGTTTATTATTTGTTCTATTTTTCATTTTTATAATTTATAATATGCGCCATAAATCGTCATTGGATAGGCGAGTTCGTATTTAAAAATTTCTTCATCATTATATCCTGCAATATGGATATTTCCTCCTCGACTAGAAGCACCTTTTACAAAATTTTCTCCACCTTCTGCCGTATTAAAAATAATGATGTATTTACATGTATTTAGAATCTCTCTTTGTTCATCTGAAATTCTATTAACTATCATCGTGGTAACTTCGGGGTCACCTGCCCTATATGGTATTAATCCAAACATTTTTATTCTCCTTTATAAGTTTTTATGGCAACTCGTTTACGATTATTTCAATTGTATCTGATATACAATTTGTATCTACACAGTTTGATGATTTAGATTCTAGAAGATCATAGATTCCTCCGTCATCATAATTGCGCCAATTTATACAATCGTCGAGTCCTGCTCCTGGAAGGTCATATGTTCCACCTATATCATATGTAATTTCTGATTGACATTCTGAAGGTTCACAGCAATATCCAGTATCATAAAATCCTCCTGAATCATATGGCATCTGTCTACAAGAAGGACGAGGAAGACATGTATGAAAATGCATTTTTATTCTCATAAACATATCATCTGTTATGTATACAGTATTTGGAAGAGATGTATCGTAATGTAATCCTATATCATATAACCATTCCCAATGAGGATATGTATTATCAAACCAATGAGTAATCCTTTGAAACATATCGTCTTTCTGCATAGCAGATTCATGCAGAGGATCTCCAACAACATATGCAAGATTGACAGAATATAATCTTGCTCTTTTTGGTTTGAAAAAATTAACTATTCTCCATAATTTGTCATAATCATAACCAAGTAAAACATTTTCTAATGTAGCACCAGCTACTTTAAGATTTATTCTTGCATACCCATCTAGTTCTCTAAGAAATCCTTTTAGAGTATCAACTATAAATTCTTCATTTCCTGATGTGAGAATTGAATCCAACCATACCTTTAATTCGGGATTTATTTGATTTAATTTTATACCAGCATCAGTTACAGTTTGTAAAAAGTTTTGACTTTGTGGTCTAGAAAACTTTTGAATAAATTCTAATCTTTTTGCTTCTCTATCATCATAACTTGTAGGTCGTTGAACAACATTATTATACTCATCAACTATAACATCATATCCGGGATTAGGATCTCCATTGTAACATAAATATCTTGCTGAAGGAAGAGCTGTTGCTGATCTTCCAGTCCAAGTATTATATAAATATGCAATTGAAAGAACTACTTCTAATACTGATAAATTAGATCCCCATAAATCAACCAATATATCTTTATCTGTTTCATCCAATGTCCCATTGATTAAAAACTTCTGCCATAGATCATCCATCGCTCTTGCTATTGCTGAATATATCTCCCACACTACTTTCATTAAAGATACAGCAGAGATACTGAAATATGGAGTTATGGAAGGAAGTCTAATAACATTGGTTTGATTTAATTGTCTTATTTGACTTTCTGTATAAAACCAATGTTCATCAAGTTTAGCATTTCCATATGGAATAATTTGAGACGGAAGAGTTTGATTGAATGTTAGTCCTTCAATGTCAGTTGAAGCAGCTAAATCAATATGTTTGCTTTCTAAATATAATACATCTGTTCGTTTGCTATACTTTAACCACCATTCAAAAATATGTACTTCTGTAAGTCCTAAAAATTCCAGTGGTGTTTTTATTGATAAAGGAGTTCCTTTTATTTTATATAATTCACATAATGAATATAGAAAAAGTGCTTTATCATATTTTCCCGGGACATCGACCCCATAAGGAAACCCAAAACTTTCAAGAGCCTTTACTAAAAGATTTTCAGGAAGACTGAACGCATCAGTAGTTTCCTTAGCTATATCTTGAAATGTTTTTAATGACGCATACCAATCAACGACAAAACTTCTAAGTCTATTATAATCAGCAGTATTAAATGCAATCTGATCAATAACATTTGTGAATAAATCTTTAGTTTCAATCTGTGCATTTTTTGCAGCTTGTCTTACTTCATAAGGAAGATCTGACGAATCTGTATTATCATACAGAAAATTGAATACCTTAAAAAATAGATCTACACTAAACATTTAAGTTCTCATAAGGATAGGTTACGACCAGAATATCTCCGACCTTTATAATATCTTCTAACTTACGACAATCCCATGCAATATAATCTTCTTGTACATAATAATCATCATCTAATATTTGAAATTTATTATTATATACAATCTTAACCATATCTCTTTTATATGGGGTATATGTTAGAGTAATTTTTTTATCAGTTATATGTTGCGAAGTTACTTCAATAGATTCTCTATACGGGACAGTCATCACATAAGATAACCATACTGTTGTTGAATCTAGTATCTGAAAATCATTTTGCATGAAAGCAAAATATTCATTAATTACAAATTTCTCATAAACAAGATCAAGAAGTCGTTCTCCTGTAGCTATTGGAGTTTCTAAATTAAAATATTGTGATGCATCATTATAAACTCTTAAATATAAGAATAGATATATTAATTTAGACAATGAAGATATAAGAGAACTCCAATCAATTATAGAAAGATCTATTACTGCTCCCATTTTATATAAGTACAATAAATCCAATAACATTTGCTCTTCGGAAGTTATTTCGAAGAGATTAAACATGGGTCCATCTGGTACAAGATATATAGAATTGGCGGGAGTATTACATAACCAAACCTCTATAGTCGCAGGTAAATACATTGATAGTCTTCTATTAATTACAGGATCGTCTATATTAAAAAAATCTGCAGGTTTATACGTTATAGTATAATCTGTACTATCAAAACAATCGTTAAATAATAAATCTAAAAGCGATCCTTTACATACCCATTTACTCTCTTTTAATTCAACAGGAAACCTAAAAGACATATCTTCATTTACGTCACTTCTATAAAATAGATTTGTTATCCAATAATTTAACTCGGGAACGAAGATCATTTAGAATACCTTTTTCTTTTTTCTCTTCTTTAGAAAACTCTTTGTTACAGTAGGTTTTAAGATTCCTGCTCTTTTCGGAAGTGACTCATAAGACGCCATACCTGCAGCAGAATTCTCTTGTGTCATGATGTTCGACAGAATTTTGTATTTTGTATTCATACTAATTTCCTTTTATAATTTGTTCTAAATATATAGAAAAATTCCCGGATCCGGTAACCCTAAATTCAAATCGAGTAACCGGGAATTTTTATTTAAATGAGAAGGGTATATTATATATATTAATTTCTGATAATAATAATGAATATAATTTTTTAATAAATTTAGCCCCAATTTTGAAAGAAAGGAGATAATAAATTGGGTCGGTCTTGTAAAGTTTACTACAACCCATAATACTATTTTTATCAAGGAGGATTGCCTATGCGTTTTTTCAGTACCCGTCTCAAGTCTTTCGCCTCTCTTCCAAAGGCCCATTATCTTAACCTTATAGTCCCCTATAAGCAGATTCAGTTATCACCTCAAGTCAGCGTCTTCGCTGAAAAACTGAGTCAGGAAGAAGTTGTAAGACTGTACAATGCAGAGAATAAACTTTTCGGCATTGCATTTCAGAATCCAATTTATGATGCATCAAGGGATAAACCAGACATGAAATGGTTTATCGATTACTTAACACCGTTTGGTGAGTTCGAACACTGGAGCATTGACGATCTTAAGGATCTTCTCAAACAGTCAGCTAATGACATTTGGAAATCCTATCACGTTAAAAAAGACCAGGTCAGACTTGCCCTGAAATTGAAAAGATATAAATCAACTTACACCAGAGAAGGAAGAGCACCAATGACAAGATCTGATCTTGCAAAGGTTCTTGTTTCCGAATTAGATAAACTGCTTTTCCCAGCAAAGGCAGCACGCATCAGTTTGCACGAAGACGCTCAACAGAGACAGATCTCTGTTCCTAACAGCGCTCCTGCACCTGAACAGATAATCACCCACGAACCCGCAAAGCAAACAAGGAAATCTCCGAAATCTCGACACCTTGTTGAGTCACAGAAAAACAATGATGGATCAACTGCTTCAAAGTCAACCGAAGTAGTTGTATCTTAATATAATATACCAAGTGGGGCGAGAGCAATCTTGCCCTACTTTTTTTAAATTTCTTTTAAGGAGTATGGATGGCAGTAAAGAAACAAGATGTTCCACAACTGACCCCAAAACAAATTGAAGAGAGGGTTGATGAAGTAAAATTATTGGTTGATAAAGTTACTTCTAAATTATTGAGGGAAGAAAGATTTTTACCTTTCATGCCTGAATTACTTACATATGAAATAATATTTACAAATGCATTGCCAGCACCTGCAGGTATTTGGGAAGAAGGGGAGAAATTATTTGTAAACCCCATGCACCCAGTATACAAGCAATTCGAGGAAGAGTCTCTGATGTCATTCGTAATGCTACATGAAGTTTTACATGTTTTATTGAAACATGCAGCAAGATTGGTACACAGGGAACGAGAGATGTGGAATATGGCAACTGATTATGTAATTAACTTATTATTACAAGCAATATCCAGAGAAGAATCTTCTTCTTCAATTATGAGGAATTGTACAAATTACAATTATGAAGAAGTATTTTTGATTGATAAAAAATTCGAAAATAAACTTGAAGAAGAAGTCTATGATATATTAAGTAAAAATAATAATATGCAAAAGAAGATCTATCAGATTCCTATGAGTCAATTCATGCAAGGCATGGGACAAAGTGGAGGTCAGGGAGATCAAAAACAACAAGGACAGGGTCAGAGCCAAGACGGGACAGGTGAAGATGGCGATGAAATGGTTGAAGTTACAGAAACAACCATGACTGTCAATGGCAAAAAAATAAAACATACTGATATAAAGTTTCCTGAAAGAAAATATGGTTCAGAGAAGGAAAAGGCAGAAGCAGAATCATCAAGGAAACAAAGAGTAGGTATGTCAAGACAACTATTAGAATCATCCTTAACAAAGGGATCAGGTGCAGAATCTCTTAAAGAATTTTTAAAGAGATTATTTGATGTTAAGGTTGATTGGACAAAAATTTTAGCTGATTCGATTATGACTGAATTAGAAAAATCTACTGTGTTTACATGGGGAAGACCAAGAATGACATGGTTAAGTAATCCCTATGTATTACCATATCTTCCCAATCAAGATGATGAAGAGAAGTATGGGACTGTAGTATTTTCTATCGATGAGTCAGGATCAATGAGCAGCGATGATGTTAGAAAAGCAGCATCGGTTATTAAACAAGCAAGTGACTATTATAAAAACATCTATGTTATAAAGCATGATGATGGAGTCTCCTGGAAGAAGCTCTATAACAAGGATGAATTAAATATCGATGAAATACTCGTAAGACGGCGCTGTGGCGGGACATCTCATCGACAGGTATTTGAAGAGGTTATGAACTTTTTAAAGAGTACTCCAGAAGGAATGGTTTCGTGTTTCATAGCATGCACTGATATGGAATCTGATATTGAAGATTGCCAGCATTTAATGGACAAGAATATTCCTAGAATCTATTTAACGAATCACGACTCCAATAACGGGCGTAATAGACACAAAAATGTTTTAGGTAGAGTAATCTTTTTAAAGTAAACGAAGGAGGTTTTTTAATGGCATTAGAGCAGTATATTGACATCAATGGAGCTAAGGATTATATATCCAACCATGTAAAGATGAGACAGTCCTCTCAAGAGCAGGAATTCGGCCACTCGGTGCTCTGGATTAGTGGTTCTCCCGGTATTGGCAAAAGCGATCTGCTTGAACAGATTTGCCGCGACAATCAATGGGGTCTGTCGGTTGCATATGTAGCAACGATGCAGCTGGAACAGGTAACAGGTCTTCCGAGAGTTTCGAGTCACAATCCGTTACTCGAATGGTTTTCGGATTTCTGCGATTCAGCAGGAAAAATTACAGTCGGTGAGAAAGAAATTGAGCTCCCGAAATTTATAGCTCCAAAGGAAAAGATGTATACCGAATGGAGTCTTCCCGAATTATTTTCATTTCAGAATCTGCGTGTTCTTCCCAAACATCCTGATAAGGATCCTATGATTCTTCTTCTTGATGACGCACATCTGATCAACAAAGCAATGCAGGGATATATGTTCCAGCTTCTGACCTATCGGTCAATTCATGGACACAAACTTCCTGATAATGTAAGCATTATTATGGCAGGAAATCGCAGTGATGATAAAGCAGGTTTCCAACAGATTTTGGCCCCCGTCGCCAACAGAATATTCTTCATTGATGTGAAGAATGAGGCACAGGAATGGGTCAGAAATTATGCAGTGAAGAATGATGTCAGAAATGATATTATCTCCTTCATTCAATACTATCCAAAACAACTCCAATCAACACCAATGGAGTCACGGGCATGGGCATCTCCAAGATCATGGACATATGCTTCCCGCACTCTTGACGAGTATGAAACAAATTATAAAAAGTTAGATAACGAAGTGATCTTCCAAATAATGAAAGGTCATGTCGGTGACGAATATGCAACTAAGTTCCTGGAATATCGAACCCTTTTAATGCAGTGGGATTGCGAAGGCATTCTTACCGGCAAGACAAAGGTTGACTGGGATAAAATTAAAGCGAGCAAAATAGATGCTTATGCTCTTTTAACAGCATGTACTAACGAACTCATGAAGCGCCTGAAACCCAAAAAGTTTAAGGTGGGAAAAGAGGACAAGGTGTACGTTGATGGGTATAAGATTATTATAGATAAAATGACTGAAGCAGCGAGAGCTATTGTTCCTCTCGGATTAAAGATGTTGATTTTTGGTGAGAAGGAAGTTGGTTCAATTGAACTCACCAGAAGCATCCTAAAAGGAAATCCGATTATGAATGAACTGAGCAAGATCATCTAAGATTTATGGAAAAGCCGATCTTAGCAGCACATCCGTCCTTTACAGATAGGGTAGTTCATTTGGGAATATATAATATTGATCCAAGACAGGTTAAGTTGACCTGTAGGGATCGGCTCAAGAACACAAGAATTTATGGAACTAAAATACATTTAGATGACATTCAATTAGCGAAAGAGAAAAAGTTAAGATGTCTTGGGCATTGGGCATTTGGCATACCCGGATATCCTGGTAATATAAAGTTTGATTCCGATCAAAAGAGCAAGGAAGTGATCCTGAGAATTCCAGACAATGTACATAACATTGCAGAGTATCTAGTAAAAGAGATAGAAGACAACTCAACTAAATGGGTTGACAAACATCCTAATGAAAGCGACTCTGATTAGATCTTAGCAAACTTCCTGATTATCGCACCATCAATGCGACAAGGGTTGAGTAGGAGAGGCTCTCGAGTTCCTCTCCTACTCATTACCCAATTTATATATAGACTGCCTTGTGAGGCAGGTGACTGGGGGAAAGCGTTTATTTTTTTGGTTCGTTTTGTTTAATGTTTATACCATTCTTCCATTGTATATGACCAAAGTCTGGTTTGCCGTCCCAATCTCCACCCCATTCAATATTCTCATCAATACTTTTACAAATATCGGCAAATTCCTTATAGTCGGGAATGTCGTTATCATTCATATCTTCTTTAACATTCCAACTTATGTTTCCTGACGTTCCTGGTGCAAAATCGAATGCCATTGCTTTCGGTTCTGTCGTGTGATAAGATCTTAAAGTCCAAGTTACAATCCTATTTTGTTTTTCTGTTAAAGGATCAAATCCTACTGCAGCTCTAAGTGCATTAACTGTTTTTAAATTATTTCTTCCTTGAGAATATAATGCTCGTTGTTCTTGTGCAGTTCTTTTTACAAAGTAAACAAGTATATTAAGTCCTTTATTTTTTGCTACCTCTAACGCCTTTTTAACTACATCTTTTAAAGGTTCGTACAGATCGTTTATATCCCTAGTTGCCATCATTTACTCCTTATTTTTTATCCTTAACTTTGTCGTATAATTTTTTTAGCAATATTGCTTATATAATCTTCTATATGTCTCTTTCTGTTGTTCATTTATACATTTCTTATATGCTCGTTTAATTGATTCTTGTGTAAGTTTCTTTGCTGCATATTCAACTTGCTCTTGTGTTGCTTCGGGATATGCTTCTTTTGCACGATTTTTAAATTTATTATAAAGGTATCTTGCTCCTAATCCTGCAGCTCCAATACCTGCTGCAGCTCCTCCAATTTTTGCATAGTTAGGATTTGATTTTGCCATACCAATTACCTTCTGAACAGGGGAAGATTGAATTGCTTTAGATCCTAAATCTTTTGCTTTATTGATTACATCTTTACCTGCATCTGATGCCATAGATTTTCCTGCTGCATATGCGGCACCCAATCCTGCTCCGATTTTACCAGCAGCTTTAGCATATTCTTTTGCTGCCCTAAGAGCTCCTGCATTAATAATTTTTTTTGCAACCTGTTTAGAATCAACAGGTAAATTTTGAATTTTTTTCCACAATTCAGGAAAATGCCTTATAGCTGCACCTTTTAATTGCTGAGCATTATATATCATATCAGCAGGACCTTCCCATCTAAAAAGTCCAGTCACTTGTGTTACTTTAATCGAATGCATGGCCTTATCAAAATCTCTAGCAAGTTTTTCAGGTCTTTCTGCAACACTTGTAGACAATCTTTGGGCGGCCTTCATTACCCTTTGCCCCTTTTCAATATTTCTCATAGGATTAACCGCCTGTGCAATCTTTCTAACAAATCCCTCCAAAACCATTACATCTTTCTTCTCAACAGGAAATCCCATCCGATTGATTTCAATAACAGTTTCTTCAACGATTTTATTGAGCGTCACACTTATTTCTAATAATTTAGTCTTTTGTTTTACCTGTTCTAAAACGTTCATATTATTTTCCTTTTTTATAGATTTGGATTGATCAGCTAGAGTAGATAATGCAACTCCGCCGCCTGCAACTTTTGCTGCTGCTTTTCCATACTCTCTTGATGCTCTTTTAACACCAGCATCTAAAATATCACTAGTACTTCTTCCTGCATGTTGTGCATATTTAGATACATTCTGAGCAAGTTCATATACTTTTGGCCACTTTGTTTTAAATATTTTTTCTGCATTAGAAGCAATTAAAGAAGGATTAATATCAGGATGTTTTAATACAGCGGCATCAATATGTTTTTTTAAAAAATTAGTCATTATTTCTTTTGCTGCCGTTGCACCTCTAAACCTATTTTGAAGATGCCCTACATTACCTGCCAATCGTTGACTAGCATCAATCCATCGTTTTCCCTGAACTACATTTCTAATAGGATTTATTGCCTGACCAGCACTTCTAAGAAATCCCGAGATACCTTCAGATTTTACTTTTGACATTATAATCCCTTCCTAAAGATATCCTTTATTTCATTTCTTAATAATGTGTTATCAGTCGTTTCTCCCAATCTCTTTATTAACCAATATCCAACTCTCTTAACTTCGTCATTGTTATCTTTGGCCATTGTTTTTAACATTTTAAAATAATCTCTTTTATTAAGAGATCCTAATGTTTTTAACATTTGTTTAAATACGGACCATTGTTGAAGTTTTTCTGCATATAAAGAAAGTTCTTTTATTTTTGAGGGATTAACGTTTTGTGATATGAATCCCATCAACCTATTAGCAATATTATGACCGATTTCAATATTAGCTACAGATTCATTAAGAACGTTTTCTAACAAACATGCCTCATATATACCTTCAACCTTTTCTGCAATAATTTGTTCTAGTTCCATTAGATTTCAAGTCTGCCTATTAATTTAGAAACTCTATCCATTACCTCTTTTGATTCAGTTACTTTTTTAGAATCTCCTTTTTGAATAGGTTTTTGAATGGGTTTCTGAATAGGAGCAGATTCTTTAATAATCATTTTAGGTTTTACAGTTTCGATAGTCTTTGATTCTTTAACTTCTACCTTCATTTGAACTGGTTTGTCAATTTGAAGAGTGTCGGTCCAAGCAGATAAATACATATCCCCATTAGCAACTGCTTCCAGTTTTGCCTGAAGAACATCATTATCTTTTAAGTTAGGAATAACCATGTCTAATGCAGGAATATCAATTGTGATTTCTCCTTCAGATAAAACTGCTTTGAAACCATATTCTATTCCTTCATGTGTTATCCTAAATCTTGCATCAACATCTTTCTTATCTGCTGATTGCAGATCCATTCCGAATGTTAACTGCTCGGGTTTAGAACTTTTAATTTTTATCATAACATTTCTCCTCTATTTTTTTTACCTTTACGTATTTAAGAATCATTGTTGCTTTCTTTTTACGTTCCTTCTTTCCCTTATATTCAACTCTGAGTTTTGGTTTTTCATGACCGCCGGGTCCATTAGGATACCAATGACCACCACCAGCTCCCGGAGGAACCTCAGTTGCTTGCCCGCAAGGACATTCATCTTCTGTATATAAATGTTCAACTTCAGCAGTTAATCCTGCCGAGTCTTCAATCTTATGATATATTTTAAATGTTCCCATATTGGGAAAATGATATTTTATCTGAACAGTATCATCGCCTTCTAGACTGAATAGAAGTTTCCATCCGCCAGGAGTCCATTCATAAACGCTCCACCAGTAATAAACTTTTGGAGGTTTTCCTGCAGAAGATCTATCTCTATATATTGGAGAACATCTCGTTAGGATTTTATCGAAGTCGCATGTTGGTGCAAAAGGAATACATTCAGAATATACAGAAGTCCTATCTTCAATTCCGTCATTCCAATATGCAACTAATATTACACATCTATCTGGAAAACTTGAAAATATGTATATAGGAGAGAAGTCTTTATCACCGTCAAAGATATCTGTAGGAGGCGCCATGATGTCTCCATCATAAAACTCCCAAACATATTCTTTTCCAGTAGAATGAGTTCCTACTCTATTATGTGGATCGATTGAAGTATTAGTAAAATCTACTGGGTCTCCTAATACTCCCGGATCAGGATCAAATATGAATAATGCAATAACCTCGGCATATCTAATAATTATTTGTTCTGAGTAATCATCAGAGACATTTGCATAATTCGTAACTCTTAAAGTTACATTATAATATCCAGGATTATTCCAAAAGTGACTTGTATCATGCTTGCCAACATATATATCTGAAGATGTAGAATCTCCATACCACCAAACAGATTCTTTAATTTCACAAACATCAAATATTTGATGTCCTTTATAAATATAATGTTGGTAGAAAGTATCTAAAAGATAGGTATAAACATTATCAGTTGTAGAATCATTAATAATTGAATATGTTACAGCAACTGTTCCATCAGAAGGAAGATTATAAAAATGGGCAGTTGGAGCTCCTGCGTTAAACAACCTTAAATTTTGAACTGTATGTTCTTTATTTCTATCTACTATAAGATGAATCCAGTCTGAATAAGTTGTAATAGAAGTACTTCTGGTACTATCACCTAACCAGTAAGCAATTAATACCTCATCCCCCTCAGAAAAATTTCCATATATATCTAAAATTGATGAGTCGTATATATCCGCAGAATAATACCCGTTAATATCAGTTTGTCTTATATCTCCCCAAGTTGTATTATTTGAATTTGGATCATTTTTTATAAATAGAAATTGATAATAGCACGAAGGAACCGGACTTCCAAATTGATCAAATATAAATCCGGATATGGAATATGCCATAGAATAATTCCTCTAAAGTTAACTTTATTATTTGTTCTGTTTCCATACTTTGTATACCCAAAAACAGGTATATATATTAAATACCGAATATCAAGAGTTTAAACAGTTTTTATCTAACAGAAAGGATTATTAGTGGATATTATTAAGAAAATTATGAATCAAAACTTTATAGAAGTCTTCATGCAAAAAAGAGAGGTGCCGAAAGAGGTAAGAGAATTATTAACCAAAATAGAAAAGGAGAATTCTGATGAGTCGGCAAGCAGCGAATAATATTGACAAACAAACAATCCCAGAAGAAGATCGAGTCTATTGGAAGACTTCTTTTGAATATGAACGATGGGCAAAAACTCTACACTCATACAACGATCTTCACAAAACCAAGTTTGAAACGGTAAAAGATCTTATGCAAGATCTTTATATTCGGCAGAAATTGGGGCAACCTGCAATGGAAAAACTCCTGCATAAAAGCAGGACTACTATTCGTAATGTATTGGTAGCATTCGGATTTATGATTCGACAGATGACTCCTAAAGCAGAGAGGGTACGAACTTCGGTCATTATTGAAGGAAAACCTCAAATAATATTTTCGAAACCAGCAAGAGCCCATATGATTCCTCGAATCCTGGTGTGTCTTAGTTGTGGGGTTCACTCCAAGTTTAATCTGATCAATGGGGCATTTCCTAAAATAATATGTCAGTGTGGAAAGGAACTGGCAGATGGTAAATATCAAAGCAATCTTGCTGTAATGATGTCTGCCCATTTGCCACAAGAAGTACTTAATGAACAGTTACTAATGTTTCAAAATGAATATAAGGAATATAAAAAAGCAAAAACTAATGGAGGTGAGTTATGATAGTAGAATTCGCCCTATTTACGGCAATGGTATTGACGATCCGAGCGTATAACAAGGTACACATGCAGACAGATAAAACAAAGAATGTTCAATTTAATATTGGACCGTTTCTGGATTATGAGGGAGTCAATTTTAAGATAGGAGTTAAAGGAAATACAACTCCTATTTCAGGAAAGTTGCTATCCAGCAATGGGGAGTATGTTACAATATTTCCCGAAAGCACACAAGAGTACGATAACCTTGTAAAGAAACTTGATGATCTCGTACAGGCGCATAACAATAAAAAACAACAAATAATAGAGCTCGTTCAAGAGCAGCAAAGACTGGAAAGGAAAAAAAATAAACTAGAAATTAAGTCAATGGACGATGTGGGACTAACTAGGGATGAGGCACAATGGGAGGAAGATTTGGACAAACTCATAGTAAAAAATGAGATGTCCTTAAAATCCTCTAAATATTCTAAGGAAACACTCAAAGAAGAAATTGAAGAAATAAAACAATTTAAAATCCTGATAGAAAACAAAAATAGAGGAGAAGCGCAACAAAAAATTTATTATGAACAGATGTCGTCAGTAACAAGAGGAAAACTTTAATTTTAAAAAAAGAACTCTTCGGGGTTCTTTTTTTTGTTCTTATTTACATTCAACGATCACATTACAAGTTGAATCTAAATAAAGATAAAATGCATTTTTTTCCGGATCGGATACTTGATTAAATTGAACTAGAGAGAAGTTATTGTCATTAGTTTTTGGAGTTATATTTGGTATGTATATTTTAAATCTTTTAGTAGGATTTTCATAGTATGATTTAATATAACGAATATTTGAGTCCGGATAGTTGTATTTTATATAATCACATAAATCACTTGCCTTTGTATTTTCAACACTACTTGATACATAAACAAAAGCAGTTCCATCAAATATAAATTGACCTGTTCCGGAATAAGCAGATATATTATATCCTGGTTCAATTACTAAAGTTAATTGATCTGTTTTAAAGGGATAATTAAATCTAGCAGTATCCCTATGATTCATTTTGAAAAAATAATCACCGGGAGTTAGTCCTGTTATTTCAGTATAGAAAATTCCTGTTGTCCCTATCTGAGACATGAATCCAGTCATTACATTTGAATCATCTAACTTATTAACTTCGTAGATATTTGTACAGTCAGTTGGAGCTACTCCATAAATATAATCCCTACCATATTTTCCTATCCGTATAGATTCTGTTTCATGACCCCCTAATGATTCGGAATATCCTTGTGATACATACCATCCCGCTTCAACAAAATTAAAATTATATTCATAAACACCATCGCCTAGTTCAGCACCGGAAACATTATTTAATAAAACTGTTCCGTCGTGTTTTAGAAGTGTTATTTTAACATCAGTTAGTCCTTCAGTATTGGCGGGAGCAGCAAAATAAATTTTATGATTTCCTGTTGAATTGAGTATTTTCATTCTTAAGATCCTTAATATTTTTGGTAAGTTTTAACTATATATATGAATAAGCGAATTGTAATTAATATAACTTTAGAATGGAGATTTGAACATGGGCGAAGGAGAATGGTTTAATCTGTCTATTGCAATAATCGTTGTTATTTGTATATTAACTTGGAAGAAAAAAGAAAGGAGAAAAGATGACAACAACAATAACAATTCCAATTGAAAGATTAAAAATTGAAAACGGTAAGGTATATATATCAGACGTAATACCTAAAAAGAATTCTGTGTTGATATATATCTTTACATCAGTCGTCGGATTTGCTATTGGACTTTATGGTCTG